GGGTCAAACTCTTGAAATAAATCATTTGCCGCTTCCTTTAACTCAGGAAACTCCCATCTACCGCGCACAGCGTCAAGCAAAATAATATGATCCTCGCCTGTATCCTCGTGATGAAATATACCCCAAGTTGTAATCGCAGAGTAGTCTGCTCTATCGCTTTTACTAAACGCCGTGTCATAACTTTGAATAATATAGCTGCAAAAAGGAGGGTCTTCCTTCTCCCACAAGTTCCACCACTCACGCTTTACAATCGCACCCTCTTCAGCAGTAGGGTTCTGCATATACTGCGAGTTCCACTTGCTCACAGGAATAGAAGCCTTTACGCCCTCTAGCTCATCCAAAGACCAGAACTCAGGCCATAAAGAATCGCCAGATGGCATGATTGCAGGAAACTCTACAACCTCCCACTTATCTGCACCCTTTTCATTCTGCTTCTGCAAAACCTTTGCGGTTAAGTCACGAATGCTCCATCGCGTCATCACAATGATAATCGCGCCCCCAGGCTGCAAACGCTGTCTAGGGCCAGAAGTATACCACTCGTAGATATTATCTAATGCGCTAACGCTTAACGCATCTTGTTCCGAAACGGGATCGTCAATAATCGCCAAATCAGCGCCGCGACCCGCGAGAGCGCCGCCCACACCCACAGCGTAGTATTCACCACCACCATTCGTACTCCATCGACCAGACGCTTTAGCGTCTGTCGCAAGACTGACATTAGGAAAGACATCTCTAAAATCCTCGCTATCTATAAGGTTCTTAACCTTTCTACCAAAACCAACAGCAAGCTCCGCTGTGTGCGTTGCTTGAATAATCTTTAGATCTGGCTTTCTCCCCATAAGCCATGTGGGAAATAAATAACTCGCAAACTCAGACTTCGTATGTCGTGGCGGCATATTAATAATCAACCGCTTTAGTTTGCCATCTGCTACTGCTTGCAGCTTCTCAGCGTATATTTTATGATGCCTACCTTCAATAAACTGAGGCCAAACATGCCTCACAAAGCTCATAAAACTATCGTGTTTCTCTGTTCTATCGTCTAGTGTTTTAAGCCGCTCCAACATGGGAGCGACTTTCGCTAACTCTTCGTCAGTCAGATACTTAGTAAAGTCACTAAGCTCATTCATAAGCTACCCCGCGAGAGCCTGCAAAAAATTATCCGCAGCGCGATTTAATCCTGCCATGCCACCTTCTTGCATATTCTGAACATTGCCTGATATAGAACCAATGTTTGGTGCAGCAGTAGTAACTCGGCCCAGAACATCGTCAAAGTCTTCTCCTCTGACAACATTTATTGATAAATCTTTTTCTTCCTCTTTTTCTTCTTCAGGCTCACACTTTTTTGTCTCAGGATTATAAATATACCCTTCCTTGTTACAGACTATATTACCATCTTCATCAACGGTATAACCTCCACCTGAACCGTCTGTAGTATCATCATCGCCATCATCACCGCCATCGTCACTACCACTTGCAATGTTAAATATATCAACTGCACTATCGCCACCGCCGATTTCAAATGGAACCACTCCATCTGTAACCTCAACAACATTTCCAGTTGCATCAACAAAAAACTCACGACCATCAGAGGTAATAAAACCTTGCTCAGTTGATTGACCGAATTTATCGGCATCAGCCGCTGTGGATTGCGCATCAAAAACCTGTTGAAAGCGATCATAATCAGTAACGCCATCACCGTCTGCATCCGCAGAGCCGCCAGGTAAAAATACACTTATATCATCCGCGCCAAGAACCTTATCTGCAAAAGTATCCATAGTGTTCATGTTAAAGCCAACATACTCACCTTTGTCATTATAAACAGGTGTGGCTCCAGAATTTAAAGCATTTAAATGTTGATCTACAATCGCTTGTCTTTCAGCTTCGCTAGAATTTTTTAATTTATCCGCAAAACCAGACCCAAGACCAAAGAAAGCACCGCCTATAACTTGATTAATAACTTTCTCAACGCCGCTTATTGGGACTTGTTCTCCCAAAGATGCTTTAAGCTTTTCTAATTCTTCTGGCGTTAATTTACCAGACTTACCATCTTTGTTTGACCCGCCTGTACCTGTTTTCGGTGGAAACATAGACTGTATTTTTTCCACAGGGAATTGATTAGGATCTGTTTCTTTTGCACCACCACTAGGATCAAAAACATTTGACTCCAACATCGCCCTAGTGCTCTCAAAGTTTTCAGTAGGAGTTACCGTTGCCGCTTCGGGCGCAATCTGAGTGCCTTCAGGCTCAAATCCTCTGTCGCTTGGAGGAAATATAGGGGGTGTTCTGCTAGTAGGAAATAAAGACTCAACAAACGTATCATCTCTTCCTTCAGGAGAAGCTAGTCCAGAAGGAAGGCCAACGCCAGATTGGTCAACATCAACGTCTGAACCCAAATTAGCCTGAGTATCATCACGGTTATCACCAAAACCAATCGCGCCTATATCATAAGAGAAAGGATTTTCAGGAACAACCTCAGATGGTATAATGTTCTGCGTAAAAGCAGGATCATCATCTCGCAAATCTGGGAAAAGCGCCGCCTCCCTGTCTAAAATTCTATCAGGTTTCTCTATGTTCATAAAATTTGATGCAAAACCTGATGCAGGATTAACTTCTGGTACAAAAACCTCTGGAATAGACGTAGCTCCAAAGCCTGGGGGAGTAGCATCAATTCCTGCACCTAAAGCAGCTTGTAAATTAGCCGCATTTTGCATCTGATTAACAATTCCTAAACCTTCAGACATTCCTGTGTTCACAGGAGGTGGAGGCGCAGCCCCAAAACCTGGAGGTGTCGCATCAATCCCACCGAAAACTTCTGGAGCAGCAGGACTAGACGCAGCACTCTGAAAAGCCGTGCCACCAAAATTCTGTAAAGCACTCTCCATCGGACCCGCAATGTTAGGATTATTCTGCTGTGCAGGTACTGCTTGCGCCGCCGCTTCCGCATCCCTAATAGCTTGTTCCGCCGCAGCCCTCTCAGCCGCAAGCTTTTGTTGTCTTTTCTTTTTTCTTCTCTTCTTAGCAGAAGAAATATAACCACTGTCAAAATTACTCGAACCCGTACCAGTAGTATATCCAGATCCTTGACCCGCACTATACTCAGACGGTGGATAACTCGGTATGCCCCCTGGACCCGCAATTCCAGAACCGCCAAAGCTACGCAATAACGCCTCTTCGTCCTGATTAATATACGCTAACCCATGTGGCTGACCTGCAATGTTAGTCTGCATCGGAACAGCGCCGCCCATCTCCTTGCGAATAACAGGTGACATGCTGCCAAATACAGGATCTGCTAAATAATCATAAATATCAATATCAACAGGCGCAGCAGGTAAATCAATCGAACCAATAGGACTCACAGCAGTCATCGTATTACCGCCAGTTGTCGTAATCGCACCCGTTGTAGGATTCTGAACAAATTGTGAATAAGATGGTGTGTCCCTCACAACAGGGCCAAAAAGAGCCGCATTTTCAAAAGAAGCAGGAGCACTCGTAGCAGCACTTTGAGCAGATGTATCTACATAAGAACTTGTATCCGCAACTCCACTATTATCCACAACTGCCGTGTTAGAATTATTTACACCTGTATTAGTTGTAACAGTGGTATCGTCTATAACAGTGGTATCGTCCGTTAAATTTTGACCCTTGCCATAATCAACTTTTGCAAAAATATAATCTTGCTCACCTTGGTCAGCAGCCCTAACCTCACCAATTCGATCACCATATGCGCTCTGTAAAGACGCAACAACATCCTGACCTGGCTCATTAGGCGAAACATGATGATACGCACCTCCGCCAAAATCAATGTAGGCATTGCCATCAGGTAATGTAAGAATTGCTAGACCACCATCGTTCATATACTGAACAGGACCGCCATCCTCATAACCAAAAATATCAACCTCACCACCCATCTGCATAGGACGCGGCATACCACGATCCATAGGTGGCGTTCTCATCATAGGTGTCCCAGGCGCAACCATACGCTGTTGCTGTTGCGGCATCATCTGAGGTGGTCGCTGTTGTGGCGCAGTCGCACCTAAACCCTGATTACGACCCAACATACCCTCTAATGAATCACCAAAACGCTTCCTTCTAGGAGCATTTGAACCCTGCTGTTGAGGAACCTGCCTATTAGGAGCTACAGGGAAAGTCCCAGGACCGCCCATAGGTGGTTGCATCGGAGGAGGAGAACCCGCTAACGGCATCGGAGGTAACGGCGCAAACGGATTGCCACCACCCATCGGTTGAGGAAAACTACCAGGACCACCCATCGGAGGTAAACCGCCCATCGGCTGCATCGGGGCAGGCATTCCAGGCATAGGTGGGGGAGTGAATCCAGTTTTTACTGCTACCATGCGTAAATTCTCCTATAAAACTTAATTCGCATCCTAACAGTAACTTAAAATTTAATCAACACACTCCAATAACCCATTCCTAATCATGCTTTTTGCAAACTTATGTCTATTAGAATAACAATAATTCTTGCCATTCCACTCGCAAAACGCAACCGCTTGACACTTGAGAAAATCATCCTCACTGTCATGCCCCTGCTTATAACGATCCTGCATCACAGGCACTACTTCCGCAGCAGTCTGACCGTCAAACTCAAAATAATCACCAATTTTTACTATATATCTAGGCATGTGGTACAGTATGGGACATTCTAGGGTACCTGTCAAGGGGAGGCAGGGTACCTTGTGATTTTTTTTAAAAAATTTTTTTTGTGGTGATCGTTCGTGGAAAACTTAGTGTAGTAGCTACACCCGATACAAATACAAAAAGGGGGGGGCATAGGGTGTGGACCCGATCCGATTAAACAATTGTTTGGGTTTACTAGGGTACCTGACAAAAAAATAGGGCGCTAGTAGCGCCCTATTGTCTGGGTCCGATCTGGACTATGGCAGGAATGGATTATCTAGGCCGTTGCGTTCGTCGCGTGTCCTAATTGCAAGTATACGCTCCTGCCAATAATCAAATTGTTCGTCCGTCATATTGGCATATATGGTTTCAGGCAGGCGGCGATTTTCAGGAACCATTTGGCAGGGTCTTCCATCGGTATATTCGTGTAACACCTCATAACGTGTATGGTCCGTTCCATCGCCGTATGTTGCACCATTTGATTGCTGTGTGTGTGTCACAATGGCAGCGGCCCCAATGCGGTCCCTCAACTCTGATACGCGCCGTCTAACATCGCCGTCGTTGCCGCCCATTGCCGCTATGATATCGCGTGTAGTAGCGCCACCAGTTGTTGATCTCATTAGATCGTATTGCATAACAGCGCGATGCGCTTGCGCTGCAAATATCTCGCGGCCATTTGCAGGTGTAACAATTGTTTGGTTTCCACCCTCAACAACGCGGCCCTGTCTAGTGCTATATACTAGGCCAAGTAATAGACGGACCCATTCGCGTGTTTTTTCCATATTCCAAGTGCACTGGCCCTGCCTAAACTCAATAGTCTTATAGGCGTTAAAGCACTGTAGGTTTACAGTGTAGTATTTACCTTGGCCGATATGCGCTCTGATATCTTCAACAGTACAGCCTGCATCGAGGTTCTTAATTGCGTGATGCTGCCTTGCTGTAATGTTTTTGGCATAGGTGGTATGCCTGCGTGTCCAAGGTAACATTGCATTAATAATATCTCGATTAATGAAATAGCGGCAAACAATATCTTTTACTGCAATGGATTTCATTATTGGATGAAACCATTCGCGGCCTGCAAGGTAGCGCCTGCCACTACGAGCTAAACTCTCACAACTAGCCGCATTAAATACAGGCGCTGCTACTTTAATAGCAGCGGCAGAAATATGCACATGCATGCCTGCACTATTAGAATTGTGTCTAGGGTTACTAGGTAAAGTGTTTGGATCATATGGTTCATACTGTTCTATATGGTCTGACACCCTTTTATATATAGCCCATGTCTCAGGATCATCTGTCATAGGTGGAAAAACTATTTCGAGGCCGCTATGACGGCTATTAGTTATTGGAATACTGCAATCTGTTACAACTTTAATATATCCAAGGCCCATTCTCTCGAAATCTCTTATTAATGTGATTTTTGATACGCCTGATCTGAAGGCTAGCTCCCATTCTACACTGAACGTATGAGTGATTTGGTCTGTATTTGGCATTTTATTTTCCTTAAGTTATTGTTTTCATTACATTTTTTTTGTTTATGAGGGCATAACCTATCCCTCTGAAATCAGATTATGCGATTTTTCCCATATATACAAGCGTTTTATGGGACTAAACCCAAACAATTGTTGAAGTTCTTTTTTTGGGCGCTGGTGGTAACGGTTTAGTAACGGTTTAGTAACGGTTTAGTAACGGTTTAAACCCAAACAATTTATAGCCAGTAACGGTTTAGTAACGGTTATAGATATAAAAAAAGGGTTATAGCTTATGCTATAACCCCGATCCGATGCCCCGAACCCGACCCGATAACCCGACCCGATCCGATCCCGATATTTTAAAATTCATTAATACTTTTTAAAGTTTGCTGTCCGTAATGTTGCCCGATCTCGACCTCAACTACTTGATCCCGATCTAGGTAGTTTTCTACACTGTATGCTAACCCGCAATCCACTGCCGTTCTAAATAATTGGAAGTTCTGTTCTGCGGTTACCATCGCAATTAAAAACCGAGGGTTGCCATTTAATGAATTTTTAAGCCTTTTTACTTTGCTTAACTTTCCGATATACTTTCTAACTTGCTTCATTTGTCTACTCCTTCTCTAGATATAATCCCAAACTATCCCATAATATAATATGTGTCAACACTAAATATAAACTTTTTTATATTTATTTTAGTAACGGTTCAGTAACGGTACCCCCCCATTTACCCCCCTTAGAAGCCGAACAATTGTTCGGGTTTAAATCCAGCACAAAAAAAAGCGGGGCAATGCCCCGCGAGTTAGTTATGGAAAAGTTAATAATGCGTCCATCCATAGTTATCGAATGCTGCCCGTGGTTCCCCGTCTTTGTTTTGAATGAGGATCTCCTCCCATCCTGATTGGCTCAGACCATCGAAGCGCACATAACCTGCAACCCAACTTTTTGCCTCGTTATAGTTGTCAGTCTCGTGAAGCATTTCTGCTCCACATGTGTCGGCGTATCCTAAGATTTGATATGTCATTTTATTTCTCCGTTTTCTAGATATGATCCCATAATATCCCACACTATATATAATGTCAACACAAAAAATAAAAAAATTTATATTTATTTTAGTAACGGTTTAGTAACGGTTGCCAGGGCCAGCCGCCTGGCTGGGCGGGAAAGCCGAACAATTGTTCGAGTTCTTATGCCTGGGCGAAGATCCGCCTGGCTGGACGGTGACTCCCCTGGGAAGAATCCAGCAGTTGCCTGGGAACCAGCTCCCTGGTAATATAAACCCGAACAATTCTTCGGGTTATCCCGATCCGCCTGGGAGAATCCCGACCCCGATCCCGATTGTGCCTGGGAATCCCGCAACAGGCCCGACAGAACCCGAACAAATTTTCGGCTTCCCGACCCCGAAGCTGGGCCTTCCCCTGCTGGACGGCAAAAAAAACGGGGTTGGGGGGCGTTTCTCCGCCCTCCCCAAGCGTTCCGATCACTCTGCTGCTTGCTGATTATATTCCGTTATAGGATTTTGTTCGGGTTCTGTGGGATTTTCTGCGGGTGTTACGTCAATCATACGATTTTTAGCACGATCCATAAATTCTTGAAGCTGTTCTACGATTTGCTCTCTGCTGAGGTTGTCAACATGTTCGTGTGTTACATGGCTACGAGCGACCATTAAACCAGTTACCTTCAACCTTAGTTCCTCGGCTTTAATCGCTGCTCCGAAGTTACCTTCTTGCCATGCCTCATCCCGCAAGCGTTGCATATCCCGAACAGATTTAGTTATTGACACCCCGTACTTGGCTTCAAGCTCCTGACGCATCTCCTCCATTCGCTCTTTGACCTTTGGGTTATTAAGAAGCTGCACTGCTGAGACATTTGCATTCTTATACCCTGCCTCCCTAGCTGCTGCGGTCTGTGTCATATCTTTATGAATGTAGTTATCGAGAAACTTCTGCTGCGGTGGCGTTAGTCTCTTTTCTCCTTTGGCTACCTGCTCCCCGACCTTTGGCATACTGGCTCCCGTGCTACCCGAACAATTTGTCGGTTTATATTACCTTATCCGCTGCTGTCGTCAAGTGCTGACGTTCCCAAAATATCCCAAATCTTTTCGATCCATCTACTCCAAGGGGGGTAAGGTATATATACCCCCCTTTAGGGGGGGGCATTTCTGGACTAAATAAACCATTGAAAACATTGACTTTTTTAGTCCAAAATGACTTTCTGGAGTGTCTGGAGTAAAGTGATTAAACCATTGATTTTATTTACTTTTTTACTCCAACTCCAGATTATTACTTTTCGGACTAAATATTTCTGGAGTAAAATAATATAAAAAAAATTATAAAATTTATTGACAATCCCAAACTTTACCATTTATAAGAGTGACATCATAATTTTAAACCAACGGAGGATATTATGACACAAACAATTAAACAACGTATTTTCGACGACCTAAAAGGTTCTGAAACAGACAGTAATCACGTTACACGGCGCATGTTTCGTTGTTGGCTTGAAGGCTCTTATTTAGGTGAAGAGCATTACCGTCAAAACGTTGCTGATCTTAAAAAGATTTGTGACGGTGGCTTAAAAGGTTTTGGCATTAGAATGCATAGTTGGGCTATTAACCAGTTTACACGTTACACTGCGCACGATGCACAGTGTTCATATGGTTACGCTCAAAAGTGCATTGTGGAATTTTTTAAGACCAGAGTAAACAAAGAGGGTTTTCTTGAGCCTGAGCCTGAGTGGGATCATTTTTTGTGGTTGTACACTGAGGGGCTTGTGGATGATGCTCTAGATTTAATTGAAGAGTATTACTACAAGGCGCGTACTTCGCCAAAGTGGGATAATACAAAAAAGAAAAAATATGTTAAAACAGATACAACGATTTATCCTAATACAGATTTTTACAAAGACCTTGCTCTCTATCAAGAGCGATTAAAAGCAGGGAGGTTACACTAATTGCAGGCTAGGTTATCTCCTTAACCTTGGTTTCCATGATGGGCGGCATGGTCTGCGAACCGCCCAAAACATTGAGAGGCTTCGGCCTCTCTTTTTTTATTGACGTTTGGGATTTTATGGGATAAAAGATTTTATCTAGAAAACAAGGAGTAATTAAAATGTATTATCTAGCATATGGGATGAACACGAACCGCGATGCGATGGCGGCAAGGTGTCCAAAAGCAAAACCTATGGGCGGCTTTTATCTGCCCAACCACCGTTTGATTTTTCGGGGCGTGGCTGACTTCCGCTACGACCCTGATTGTGTGTTGCCTGTTGTATTGTGGGAAATCACTCACGATTGTTTGATGTCACTTGATAAACTTGAGGGCTACCCGACTTTATACGGCAGGCGAAAGATCAATGGCAATTGGATTATCTACGACATGAACGGTAACAAGGGAAACTTACGACATCCGTCAAGCGGCTACTACGATATGATTGAGAGCGGATACAATGATTTCGGTCTTGATGATTGGTATTTGAGAGCGGCTAGGGAAGACGCATCTTTCAATGAGATGGAGACCACAGCATGATTGATTGGCAGGATTGGGTTATTGCTACCTTAATTATAGTTGGCGTTTATGGTTGGCTGATTGGAGCGGTGCTTCAATGGTGGTAGATCCCGACATAACCCGAATAATATGAAGCCCCCGCAAATTTAAGCGGGGGTTTTTTTGTACCAGCCAGGAACCCGAACAATTTATCGGGTTATTTTTTTGTCCCCGCTGCGCAGTTTTTTCTTGAACTAAAATAATAGTTATTGTATTAATAAATAATCTAGAAAAAAGGATAACTAATATGGCTAAATTAAGAGCAATTATTGTAGCAGATATCGAAGTAAGTGACTTAGAGACTGCTTTAGAGTTTGAAAACATTTTAAAAGGCTATGCCGAAAAGATCAAAAATCATGCTGACCCCGATGCCAGTGTGCTCAGGGGCGATGATCTGATAATCGAAAAGGTTCAAGCTATGATCCCGATGCAAGAGCGTAGAGGCTCAACAGGTGATTTGGATAAAATTGTTTTTAGAGGACATCTTAAAAAACAATAAACACACTTGACTTGGGATTTTTCCCATGATAAACCAATTCTTGCAGGGAGACATGGTCTGTAACTTTCTGCCTCATTAACTTGATACCCCCAGTTCCTCCGTTCTGGGGGTTTTTTTTATTTATAAATTTTTTTATTTTTTTTCTTGACACTAAAAATAAACTATTTTATGTATGGGACATCTAGTATAACGAAAGGAAGTAAAATCATGGGTTTAGATATGTATTTAAGAGGCGACAAGTTTGTTAGTCAGTGGGATCATTCACAGCAAAAGCCCGAAGGTGGGTCACTGGAAGTGAAGCGCCCTGTTGTTGATGGGTTCGATGTAGAGACATATGTTTTGGACATGGGCACATGGCGCAAGTTCGCACCGTTGCACGTTTACATTGTAAACGAGTTCGCAGATGGCGTTGATAAATGTCAGAGAATTGATCTTGAGGCTGAACAGTTGCGTAAGATTGCCAATGCGTTACGCGATAACAAATTGCCTAGCAATGATGATTGTTATGGTTGTTTCTTTGGTAGTCCAGAGATGTGGGATGAAGACCGATCCGAGGGCAAGGAACACGCCAAATTATTCGACAATGCTGCTGATTGGGTGGAGTCCACCTCATGGGCTAGCGTTACCTATCAAGCGAGTTGGTAAAGTGACTGAATTTTGCAAAGAATGTGAGGGTTGGGGGTTGATCGAAGTCGATAGCCCCCGACCACACGGCTTTGACCGTGACGTTGGTTACATCGACGTTGATAAAATCGAATGCCCCGAATGTGAGGGCACAGGAGAAAAGGAATTAGAAAATGACTTATCAAAGTAGAAACCCGATTGTTTTAGAGGCCATTGAAAAGGCTTGGGAAAACTCAAAGACGCAAAAGCAAGCTGCTGAAAAGTATCTTAATATGTTGCGTAATGATAAAGATTTGCGTGATGCGGCTACCGCACGTTATTTGCAACGCATTGCATCTGAAGATGTAAGCGCCAGATCAAGAACAAACCGAATTAGTTTTAAGCGTCAGGCTGAAAAGATTTCAAAGCAGGTTTTATTAAAGAAGGGCGAACATTCTACCCCGAATGTGTCTTTGAAGAATACGGCTGTTAATTATGCCAAGAATATCTTTGATTACTTTGCATTACCCGAATTGGGTATTGCTCTTGGAGATGCAACTAAAAACGATTTAGAGATTGTTGTTAAGCGAGAGCATAACAAGATGAATACGCATAAACACAATCATAAGTTTCTATCTGCGATCTTGGAGAAGATGCCCGAAGGTAAAATTGTTCGGGATGTTTGGAAGATTGAAGATGTAGAGGCCATCCATACGGATGTGATGGTGTCTTAATGTTATATGGGAGCCAACAAAATTGCACAGAAATGTTACCTTGTGACCGCTCCCACCAGTTTACGGGAGCCTTTGTTACCACGCAGAAATGCCAATCTATGATCGCTCCCACTTATTCACGAGAGGTCGAACATCATTCGCAGAAATGCCAAGGATCACATGCCTTTCAAGGGAAGGGTCATCATGGCCCCGCAGAAATGCCATTCATGGTTCACCCTTCCCGACCAGTTTATGGGAGCCAACCAAGCGTCGCAGCAATGCCCCTACAGATTCGCTCCCAAGGGAAGGGACACCACAGGATCGCAGAAATGCCCTCGACTGGCACACCCTTCCCCACCAGTTTATGGGCCACATATAGATCGCAGCAATGCCATTTTTTAAACGCCCACCAGTTAGGAAAGGACATAACTTTTACGCTCATCAAGCCGCCACTGTTTCTCTCTTTCCTATTAATTTATGGGAGGGTCAGAAGAGACCCACAGCAATGTCACGGGGATTGCACTCTCCCACCAGTTAGGAAAGGGCATAATTTGTACGCTAATCAAGCCGCTACTGTTTCTCCCTTTCCTATTAATTTATGGGGGTTATTCACTTGGCGCATTTATGCCAAACAATCATCACCCCCACCAGTTTTGAGCCATATTGAAACCGCAGAAATGCCAATGCCCAGACGCCCAATTTTAACCAGAGGTCAGCAGAGATCCGCAGAAATGCCACGCCATACGCGCCTCGCAACCAAGGAGATCCAATATGGATAATAGATATGAAAACCCAACTATCGCAATGATTTATCGAACATGGCGCAACCGTCAAAATATGGTTCGCGCTGAAGGTAAATTAGTATTGCAAATTAAAGCTATCTGTAGAGGTTTTGCAGATGGTGAGATTAAAGCAGCAAACAAATTATTTGTTGCTTTGAAAAAAGGAGAAGGCTCAATTGAACTTATGGCTGCAACAAAACCATTGTTTGATGCCAGAGAGCCTTTGTTAAAAAGTAGAGCAAGTTTTGAAAAGTGGTTATCTGACTTAGCAAAAGAATTACCTGTTGCAACTTTTGTGGACAAAGTAAGAGGCTTTGGTCATTTAGGCTTGGCAGGTATTGTTGGAGAAGTTGGCGACTTCATGGCTTACGAGAAAGAACTGGACGGTATTTACAAACGTGCAGGACTTGCTGTGATTGATGGAGAACGTCAACGTAAGCACAGCAATGCTGAAATGGCATTGGTTCACGGCTATAGCCCCTCAAGGCATGCGGTCTTCTGGACGATTGGCGACAGTCTTCTCAAGGCTCAAGGCAAAGAAGAAAATGCGGGGCCATACAGAATGGTGTACGATAAGCGTAAGATTATGGAGCGTGAGCGCGTCGAAACAGACGGTCATGCGCATAACAGAGCTTTACGCTATATGACAAAGCGTTTGGTTAGAGATTTATACAAAGAATGGAAGGAGGTAGCATAATGTCTATTGCAGATGATACGATGTGTATGCATTACACACTTGAGCGGTTGGGCGGTATTAAGACCGAAACTGACTTACGAGAGTTTATGGAAGAGATCAGGTACAACATTAGCGTAAATGATGAACACCGTGAACTTAACCCAGATGGCGATATGCCTGATGGTTCGTTTGTTGAAGACCCTGATGATTTTGATATGAACGCTGCGCTTGATAAGGTTAAGCGTCATTATATTGAGAGGGCTTTGACCAAAACCAAAACGTTGTCTGAGGCTGCTGACTTGCTTGGCTTTGCCAATTACCAGACTTTGCAGAACTGGATTGATAGGTTGGAGAGAGCGCAATATGAGGCTGAAGATAAAAAGATGGGAGTGGCCTAATGATTAAATACTTTACCTTCATGGTGCTGACTTATTTCGTGCAAGGCGAACAAGTTACGCATAACATACTATTTAATAGTTATGATGATTGTAGTTACAGCAAAGAAGCTATGTACTTTATGATGGAGCACCAACATGATGATGTGCATATTTATTGTAAGGGTACAGCGGTTGCATCTAATGAGCTTGTTAAGCCGAAAGTGAGGCCATGAGAGATAGAACAAACGAAAAATGGACTAAAGCAGAGAAGGAATGGATGGGCTATAAACGTAAATTGGCAAACTTTAAAAAAGAAAGCGTTAGTCTATCCAAACCTCCTTGGGAAAAAGAAGTCGAACAAATTAAAGAAGATAAAGAAAAAAATTAGCGGGGATTTACCCCGCTTTTTTTTGTTCCCTGGTTGATAACCCGAACAAATGTTTGTATCACTTGCCTGGGGCAGGTTTTGAAGCGGGTTTCTTTTCTTGTCCCACGACTATTTTTCTTTCTAACATTTCCAACAAAGATACTAATTCTTCACCCTGTTGTTTGACATTAAAAAAGCCCATCTGTTCTGTGTGACTAACTAACAAACGGGCTTTTCTTTTAAGCTGATTTAATATCGCTTGTGTTTCTATGTCCAAACGGCATCTCCTTCTAAAAGAATTGCAGGACCGACAAGCACTTGACCGCATAGTTTAGATGCTTCGCTGTTGAACTCCAATCCTTCAAGCAAACCAGATTCGTTTACCAACACTTGTAAATCTGGTTTGTTTGGAACGTGAACCATTTCAACCAAACCACCGACAATCTCTTGTGCTTCTTCAAGCGTTGGTGCTGTTTCTTTAAATACTGTAATCATAATCTTTCCTTTTTCTAGAGTAATTGGGATTTATACCATACCATCCCAAGCTAGTCAAGCGTTTGCTTAGATTGTTTTTTGCCTTCTTTACGCACTTTTGCCTTTGCTTGTTTTTTTAAATACTTTTCCCATTTACGAGAGAGACAATGTATCTTTTCTATTTTTGCCATTAATACCCGAACTCCTGTTCTTCTTGATGCAAACGACCCCTGACAACTCCTAGCCATTTTCTTGGGCCGTTGCGCGTTGTTTTATATCTGCCAATACGACCATCATTCATTAGCTTATTAACACTCTCAATAATTGTTGATTTTGCCCAACGTCTAAGATTAGCAGCATTTATGTCATCATGAGTGGCAGTTCTAATTGCTTCAGGAACACCATCTGCTCCACCACCAATAGTCATTTGAATACCAAGACCTTCCCGATCTGCAATTAAAGCAAACAAATAATCTTCTCGACTTTTAACTTTTTCTATAACTTGTCTAGATGATTTTAAGTCCACTGTTCTATCTTCAAGCAATCCCGTATTTGAGTTTCTAATGAAGTGTCTTATCTCCCGATTTGCAGGACCGTTTGATTTTACGACTGCACCATCGAATACAGCGTTTCTTGTATATTCTATATTTAATTCGGTGCATCTACTTTTGGCTAAAGATGCATCTACTTGCCAAACGGCAAAGGCTGAACGAACACCATCAACAATCGCTGATGTACCTCGAATAAGGTTACGAGCTTCTTCTGGCGTTGTAATTGGCTCTTTGTCTCTAATCTTAGCCATGTGATGATTTACCATGACTGTTGCCCCTGTTTCTGTAGATATTTGAGCCAACAAACCCATGAATGCTGCACCTGCGGCAGGATCAGCGTTTACATCTGCGTGAACAAATGATGCCATTGGATCAATAACAACTAACGCAAGATCATCAATCTCCAACATTTCTTCGTATATCTTTTCAAATTCAGGTGATGTTGCGTATGTATTGTCTACTTTCATCATAATTGGAAACACACCGCCTTCGTTCGGCAGTGGTACAATGATGCAATCATGTGCATAACCCGAACGTTTGTTCAGGGGATCTAGCCTGCTGATCCGCCTGTGGATCTCGTCCTTGTCATCTTCTGCTGATAAAATGATTGATGTGCCATGATTAGCAACTAAACCACCAAAAGAATTTTGCATGCCATCGCCCGATGCTACCTTCATCGCTAGATCAAGCGTCATCATGCCTTTACCACTATCCCCTGCTGCGGCGAACACCACTGGCACCCCAAGCGGTATTGTATCTCCAATCAAGAACTTCTGCTCTGGAGCCGATCCAACAAACTGCTGACTAATAAGTAAGTTCTGATTTTTAAGAGATAATACCTTTTTAACCTTATGCGTAGGCGCATTAAGAAAGTTTGAAATATCAAATCCTTCTTCAATCGCATCTGCTGCATCCCACTTCTTAGGTTTACCCTTTGGTGGCACGAGCATGGTGATTGATTTTGCACCTGCATTCTGAGCCAGTTCTTGAACTATCCTAGCTAATTTCTTACCTGCATCATCATTATCAGGCCATATGATTAGCTCTCTGCCTTGCAATGGAGAGAAATCAAACTTGTCTTTTGTATTACGAGATAACATCCCTGCACCACCGATAGTACAAGTAGCTGTATATCCTTGTTTTGTTAGCTCATCTGCGCACTTCTCACCCTCTACCCATATTACGCGATCTGATTGCGCAATGTCAGGAAGGTTATAAAGCGGTCTGGTTTCAGGTAAACGCGGAAACTGGCGAAACTCTTTCTTCGTATTCCCGTCCGTATCTCGAACAATTTCACCTGTTGGATCTCTTTCAATATATCTTCGTACCGTTACGAGGACTTCCCCATCAGTTGATAAATAGAAATACTCACCATCGTGCGGTGTATTGATATCAATGACCCGCTTTTGCTTAACTTGTTCGGGTTGTTCTTCCTGGGGCTGCTGTAACTTGTTCGGGTTAATCGGGTTAATTGGCGCTTCTGCCTGGGGACGATCTAAGAATGTAGAGAAATGTTCGGCTACATCAGTGATCTTCCACCTGTAAGCCTCCATTAGAATCTTGGATATGCCCCCGATCCCGTCACCACTATTGAAATCCATGCCGCGCATAAAGTTTGGGCTTGATGGATCAATATTTATTTTAAGAGATTGTCCTGCCTCACCTGACAATGAGCCAAGATAGAACTCATTCCGAACAACTCTTCCGTTTGGGTAGGCATTCTTTAGTGCTTCGATCTGTACATATGAAGGAACTTTCTCCGTAATCTCAGCGACTAAATCTTTTTGATTGCTACCATATATTGTATTGCCAACTACTCTTAATGACATTATATTGTCCTCATACTCATATTTACCACTTCAGGGGTTAGCATTTACACGGTGCTGACCCCTAATTATATTCGTCTTTCCAACAAGTCTCCCTAAACTCACAAAACTTGCAAAGATAAAAATCTTTGCTCTGAGCTATGCGAGGTAGAATGTCACCTGCTTTTGATGCAGTCAAGATATTTACCGCTTTATCACTTGCTGCCTGTGCCAACTCCTTATCAAAAGGAACTAATTCGTAATATATTTCAGACGTATTTTTATTAACGACTGTAAACAATGCAGGGCATTCTGTTAGGTCCATGTAAGCCTGATACAGAGCGATCTGCGTTGCATATGTGGGGTTGGCTTTTGCCACGCCCATGCGTTGAAAAGCTTTCCATTTGCTGTCTTTCGCTGACTTATTTTCCCACAAAGATGGGTAGCCCATATCAACAGGACCATCACAGATAACCCCATCTATGTGTCCTTTGATTTCGTCATCAGCAATTGAAAAACCAAACTGCTCTCCCATCTTGTCTTCTGTTCTAAGATCAAAGCCTGCGTCTTTAATCCACTTGGCTGCGTAGTCTTCAATCCCGTGACCAAACTCAAAGATGCGTAATGTCTGTGCGCTAAAGCCAGAGTTCTCATCTTGAGGATAATTTAGGTAACGATACTGAATTTTACGGCTACACTCATCGCCAATACTTGACGCTCCCAGGTACTTCCGCCGCTCTCTTCGCTCATTAAGCCGAACAATTCCTCGGTCTACAGCCTTTGCTATAGACTCTATTACAGGATCAGAACGGGATACTTGTAGGGGGCCAAGTGCCCGTTGACTTAAAGTAATTTTCTTCGAGCTTCCCAATTTCAATCTCCGATGATATATCTTTTGCTGCCTGTAATCCGAATATAAGTGTGTAGACTTGATCTTCTGTTAGGTCACAAAACTTGGTGTTCCATCCGAATTTTTCTAATATAAACGCCAATTCTTCTACTGGCTTTCTTTCTTCTATCAATGCATTGCTCCTTGTGGTTCTGTTAATAAATCAATTATTTCATCCATTTCATCTTTTGGAAGTTCGCTATTCGTGTATTGCAGCATAAGAACTGTAAGATTGTTTATGATAACATCTGCTGACCCGAACAAAACTTCGCCTTCCTCTGATTCGCCTATTTCTTCTTTAATAACTTCGTTTGCTGTATCTGTAATTTCCTCTAAATCTTTGAGGTTTTTACAAAAGCACACATATTCAGTTTCTTCTGTATATAATTCGTTATCATCATTACGCTTGGCTAATGATAAAACGAGTTCAAACCTAGCCATCCTCTTGCCTCTCTTTATCGTTATGTCTTAACCATAACGCCAAATCAGACAAAATGTATTTAAAATCAGATGTTGGAAGAACTGCAATAAGTTTGCCATTGTCCCAAATTCTAAGCCCATCATCATAAACTGCCCAACGTATCATAGATATTTCTCCACTGCTTGTTCAATTACTGTTTTATTCCACATAAAATTAAGCATGCATGCGGCTCTGTATTTAGTCCATGAGAAGTCCATTAAACCAACTTCAATACCTTGCTTGCGTAAATGCTCACGTTGTTTCTCTGTGGCTCTCTGATCTAGCCATCTCTTTGTTTTCTTGGCGGCACTGCCATCTTCTATCTCACGCAAGAAATCATCTGCGGCTGCTGTAGCCTGTGCGCTACCGCCTACAGCAAGGACTTTAAGCTGCACTCTCCCACTTTTTGTCTTACCAAAAGAGATAGACAACCCTGATGTGTTAGCCACACCAACAAATCCCTCAAACCCCATCGCCATACGCAAGCTGCCATCACCAAACAAATCAATCCAACGGAAGGGTGACATTTTCATTAAGTCATATTCAGTCATTTGAATATCACTTAATTCTTCTTTTTCTTCTTGCTCTGAGATGAACTCATGTTCGCAAAACGGACAAATCTTTGTGCCCATAGGTACTTCTGCTTCGCAACTAGGACATTTTTTAATAGGTGCTTCACCTTTTTCACGATCATCAAGATTAACTGAGTCTTCAAGAGATCCATGCGTAAGAACACTCGTGCCGAAATCGAGAACCACACAATCTGTTTTGACAATGCCAGGAAACTCTTCTGGATCAATCGTGCGTAAACCACGACCAATCATCTGAACCATTGTGCCCTTTTGTGAGCACGGTCTTGTTAAAACAATACAAGACAGCGGAGGTGCATCAAAACCCTCTGTAAGGACCGCTACGTTGACCACAACCTGTAAGTCGCCATAGGTTAAATCATTTAGGATCTTAGCCCTATCTGACTTTGGAGTTTCACCTGTAACCATTTCAGCGTTAATATCAGCCTCTAGAAACTCTATTAAAAGATCTTCTGCATGTTTAATTGTGCTACAGAACACAACGGTTTTTCGATCACCTGCTTTTTCAATCCAATTATCAACAACAGCCTCGTTAATAACCTTGCGATTCATAATCGCTTCGACTTCATCCATGTCAAAATCATTACCTTTGCGGCTTACACCACTAAGCTGATCCTTTACGCCACAATCAATGACATATGTTTTAGGTGAAACCAAAAATCCTTCACGAATTAATGTTGTGATTTCGATCTGATGTGAGCAATTATTGAAAACGCTGCGTAGACCTTTGCCATCGCCACGATTCGGTGTCGCAGTAAAACCAACAATCTCTGCCTTTGGGTTGTCTTTTTTAACTGCGTTAATAACTTTTAAGTATGTATCGGCTGCTGCATGATGGCTTTCATCCACAACAACCATATCAAATTTTGGACGATCTCTTAGGTTTCTCTCGCGTGAGATTGTCTGCACCATTGAGAAGATTGTATTACCATCCCAGTTCTTAACTGTGCCATTTACAATGCTTGTTGTAATATATGGGTTGATGCGCTCAAACTTGGACTTGTTTTGATTTACAAGCTCATCGCGGTGTTGCATCACCAAAATCTTTTTACCGTCTTTGTAGCGTTCACCTACGAGCGCGGAGAGCATAATCGTCTTACCTGCTCCAGTAGGTGCTACAACAATTGT